CCCCATATTAACGCAAAACATAATAACAATGACATTCATGAATCGTGCCGCCGTGGCAAGAAGTGTGACGGAAACCCTGGGAGCTAGTAAGTCTTTGGATTCCTTGGCCTCAGGGCTAATGCCACCTGAGTCGTATATGCCAGAGACAGAAGGCCAGTACTGGCAGTTTAGGAGGTACATGCATGACATTCTTTGTCATGCTTTGATTGATAATGGCACATTCAGGTTCCAGCCTTTTCGATTACAGGAGATAGGATTAAGCACAATGGATGTTCGGTTGACAAAGCAGCAGCCAGACTTGTTCTCAATTCGCGAGGATGAGTTACATCTTGGCGAGGTGACATTCACTTATAATCCGACATTTGCAATAAATCAAAAAAAGGAGCGATATAAGGAACTGATGAAGTTCCTGCAAGCCAATGGGTTTCGAGCAAGGTTAGATGTTATCACTTTTGACCTAACAGATCCTGAGTGGGAAGAATCCTTTTCTGCAATATCTGAGATGTTCAAGACAATCCTGCGAGATTTCCTGACAAGTATGAGGCTTATACATTCAAATCCAAAATTTGGCAATGTTAGAAAGAGTGAATTAGGGAAATACAACTTGAGCAGGTTGCAGTATTCCTTAGAGTCATCAACCATAGTTGAGCAAGTGAGACAGGCGACCAATGTGACTGTCCCTGTTGATTATGTGAATATGGCAATGGAGGGACCTGGCAAAGACATGCTCACTGATGAGGAATACATTGAAAGGATGGCCACTTGCATCATCAACAACAAACCTCATAAGAGACCATTCCCTGAACCCAGGCCAGTCGAGCCAGTGACAATGCAAGCAGAATTTAAAGCCCTATTCGACTCTAAACCCACAACAAAGAAACTTCCAAAAATTCTTCAATTGGGCATGCCAAGAACCACAATTGAAGAGCCCAAATCCTTTGAAGAGTCATGCGGTATCCTTAGAACAACTCGATGCTCTGGTGGTTACTTGGACTTTGTAAAACAAGCGCTGTTCTTAACAAAACCGGAGGAAGATGATAGAATTATACGACTGAACTTACCACCTGCTATTCAAGTTGAAGAGCAGCTTGAAGGTCCTGGTAGGAAAGCTTACCTCAAAAGAAATGGGTTAAAACCTGAACGCGAGGTCCCAAAGCACATAGGAGTGAGCCCAGATCATTCAAGAGTCCTGCAGGAGTTCATTTCAGATATAGAGGACAATAAGAATTCTGGTGAGCTCAAAGAGATAGACTTCCCTGATTTGTCAGTAACAGGACTGACACTCTCCATTGAACTTGAGAAGTCAACTGAGAGAATTCTTGACCATCCGACAAGTAAGATGTTAATGTTTTATCAGTGTATATCCAACGAAATAGTCCTAAACAGCATGAGGCGTCGTTCCTCAGGCCAGTATGTGCTTGGTTACAGTGGAATTCGTGATGTTTACTTCCTTGTTGCACCAGGAGCCCAATTGCGAACTGAGCACAACACAGAATTTATCAAGATAATATCTCTAACACAGCCACTAACTGGTGGTTTGTCAAAGGAGTGGCATCCTGTTGGAGACCATTGGGAGAGCAAATGGGTGTCTGTAGATGTTGATAGGCTCAAACATTGGCAAAGGGCATTTGATCGCGTGACGACAACATTGATGGCAAATGTTGAGAGAACTGTCAGGCCCAATTTCACTTATAGAGATGGGCTGAAAGATGAACTCGCGAACGGGAACTACACCCTTTTGGCTTTAACTTACCTTGAAAATAAACATCTCACAAGTGTCACAAACCAGACCCTACGGTATCTTTGGATGAAAAGTATTGGGGACAAACAATTTGATGGGTTAGCTGCCAAATTCCCAAGTCGTGTCAACTCAGTTATTCAGTCCTTCATGCTGCAAAGGTCTGTGGAATCTTGTTCCATGATTTGTAGGATGCCCTTAACTGACTTAGTCAAAATTGTCAATCCAAATAGGGATAATGAGACAGGACTCTACGACGAGACAACCACAGGTGTAACTAGCCTTCTTCCAAGAATCTTCTGCTTTGGAGGTTCTGTTCCCATAGCATACAACCTTAATGAAATATATTGGTGCATGGCCTACAACAAAGACAGACAGAATGCTGCCCAAGATGCACTAAGTATTTTGAAGAAGATTGTCAAAGAAGAAATGAAGTATGACAAGGAATTAGCTAAAAGAAAGTCAGACAAAGAGAAGGTGGATTACTTTCTAGGCCACACATCAATTGCAGAGGACATACACCATGCCTTTTCTGAAAGCCCCGAGAGTCATTTTTACAGTTCAAAAGCAGTTCGAATTGGGCTAAGGAAGCAGAACACTCATCCAGAGAATTTGGGCGACAACAGCTCCTGGATGAATTCAGACAAGCTTGAGGCAATCTTGTCTAAGCCCCTGTCTGATTATGCGACATTTAAAGCTTCAGTCAAAGATATAGCAAGATTTGTGAATCCATCTGACTTGAAGGAGGTAAAGAAAATTGGAGTAAGAACCAAGGCCATTGAATTAATTGCTGAAATTTTAGAAAAAGAAGAATTGATGACAGCATCAGATGTTGCAATGCGGTACTCTGGCAGAGGTAATGAAGACTTTAAGATCCTGATTCAAATATTTAAGAAGGGACAAATCGGTGGTGTCAGGGAAATAATAATCCTATTTATCAAAGCCAGAGTGATGATGAACATAGTTGAAGAGGTAGCTAGACTCCTTTGTAAATCAGACAAGCGTGAGATCTTGACCAAGGGCAGAGACAAGCGGCTCATGATGCGCGGGGATTTTGAGGAGGTGACCTCTTCCTTCCCAGAAGGGACTCCTGTTCAAGTGATAAAGGAATCTTATGACATGACTGTTTGGTGTCAAAAGTTCATTCCTGTTATATTTGCCCACATTCACTTGGAGCATTTTAAAGATCATCCTGGCATGCAGAGTCTTGCAAAGCATATATTCCTTGCACATTCAAACAAGGAAATCGAGTACCCAAGGAAGCTTGTGGAGCAATGGCAATTACACAGGGATGTCAAACATGAGGACATGGCAATGCAAAAGTTGAAGGAAAAATTTTTACGAGACGGGAAACCTTACTTCCAAAACCACTCAAACATGTGTCAGGGCATTCCACATTATAACTCCAGTGTTTTAGGGCTCTCTTCAATAAGCTTAAGAGATGCACTATTTCATGAGTGCCTAAGGCAGTTGAACCAGGAATGTCACATCCGATGGAAGACAAGGCTGGGTTCTGACGATAAAGGGACACTGATTGGAATAGATCTTTCAAAACAGACCTCTAGGTTCCAGGCAAAGTTATTGGGCCAATGTGAGAGAGTTTCAGAACGACTACACTGCATGGAGTTGTCAATAAAATCAGCATCTGGAAATGTGATGTATGAACTGAATTCTGCTTATATGGCCAACCTTGAAACACTCTCCCCCACAATAAAGTACAGTCTGGCAGCCACAGACTCAATAGAAACTAGTTCCTGCGCAGGATTTGTCAATGAATCGTTTGCCAGGATAAGACAAATGAGAGAAAATGGTTGCTCATCACTCATTTGCCAATATGCACACTCTCTAAATTCCAGGCATTTTTACAACATCTTCTCAACAGGGTTAGGTGGAGTAAATGATTTGCAAAGGGTGTTCAATCAGCCAACTAAAACGATACCTTATGACTTTGGGGTTTATCCTCAATACGACTCTGATTTGCAGGACCTAATGGGGCCAGACTTCTACAATTATCGAATATTCAAAAGCAAGGATAAGAAGAACAAAGCACTTCGTTTACTTTACACTGAGCTATCAAAAAGGGAGCAGGATGAGTTGTTTGCAAGAGAAGAGGATGATCTGTTAAAGAAAGATCATTTCGGAATAACTCAAGGGTTGGTTAAGCAGCTGGCTGGGATGAGGGAAAGAACAAACTCCAAGGCAGAAGAGGTGGAAGCATACTTTGAGGCAAACCCATTCTTAATTATACGAGGTCCACAGACTCCCAAGGAAGCTTTAATGTTGGTTCGCTCCAAACTATTTACAAAAGGTGCTGCTCAAGCATTACGTAGGACCTCACCTGCCATTTACATCGGGAGACTAGCAGCCTACAAATCAGCAAAGGCTTGGTGTTTCTCCAAGACAAAAAAATCTGGGTTTGACATTGAGACAATGGAGGATGTCTACACAACAGAAAGCCTGAAGATGACCTACCTGGAATACCTGAAGTGTGGTATTGAGGTCACAACAGAAAAGCCAGCCCTCGAATTTGACAAACTTTTGCCACTTTTGTATCCACATCATAAATCACTGGATGTTCTGGAGCAGATTGTAGGGAAATTTGGTGCCCTAAAAAGCACATCAAAGAGGTACTCTCAGGCTGTTAGGCTCTGGACAGTGAACAATTTCAATTATGAATTTTCCTCTGGACTACGCACGATACTCCAGACTGCATTTGGGGAATCACAGGATGCATCTAATGAAGATGTGGAAGAATTTAAGACATTAATAAATTTAAATGTGAGTTCTCTAGCAGCCTTTACCCAAGACTGCAGACAGAGAGGTGTTAGACCTCTTGACATGTTCTTTTATCTCACAAGGATCTATAAACTCACACAGTCCACTAGAGTGCAGGCCTTTGCCCATGGACCAAGCTCACCAAGTCTGCACATGACCTTATTAAATTTGAAAAGATTTAATCACATCCCCGGAATGGTTAGTATTCTGGATTCTGGTTTCAGAGAAGAGGAGATTAGCTGGGCAAACACAATGGCTGGGAAAATCGACAAAATCAAGCTGCTACACAACCTGATAATAATGCTCGAGACAGGACGCATCACACAGATTGGTCCGAATGGCCTTGTTGCATGGACTAGAGATGGTGAGTTGACTTCAGAATGCAAAACAATACTCCGATCAATCAACAGCATAAGTGGTTTTGATAGACAGACACAGAAGGTCATGACTCTTGTTGCCTCGCAGATTTTTGACAGTAACGAGTTCAAGGATATGCTTGTTAAGTGGAAGTCACAAAACTTCACATATATAAGAAGACAAACAAAGACAGTTTCCCACTCTGGGAAGGTCTCTTGGTCTGGTGACCTCAGTTGCTTAGTGAGTCAGGCAAATGAGTGCTACACACTAAATGAGATTCATGGCAGAAGATTCTTGGAATGTAAGTCCATTGTGGACGAAGCAGTCTTCACACAGTCATTGAGAGCAATGTCAAGAACTCTAGGCATGGAGTTTCAATCTTTTTTTAAGAGGAGGGTGATGCGTGTTGGTGATTATTTCCTTTCGGATAACAACAAGACCATTCACAGGTGTCAGGCAAATGGTGTTCATGGTGCTGTTCTCAATGTCAAGTTCCTGCCGAACTTTAAGTACAGAAGGATTGTTGATTTAAACAACTTCAGAATTGTGAAGAATTATGATGAGAAAGCCAGAGTTCTCACAGTGCATCTAGACTCAAAGGAAGGTAGAACAGCAACAGTGGTCCATAGCACATGCAATTATGTGTCTCTAGAATTACCACCAGATACCACAGTTGATTCTGACATCTTTTATCAAGGGGTTAGACTCAACCGCCTACTTGAAAATAAGAATTGGTTCTTCAATAGACGTTTGCCAGAATTGCCTGAGCGCGAATTGACAAAATTCTTCAGGGAGGATATTCACTTTGACATTGTTCTTCAGCTATCAAAGATGGACCAAGTACATGTCAAGGATTATGTTGAAATTCGTGAGGAGGTCCAAGAAAGCTCTTTTGGTGTAGTTCATTATGGAATTGAGACAGATGATAGCACATCAGATGACAGAGATTTCTCGCAGATGTTCAGAGAGGCCATGGAAAAAGAGGCAAAGGAGGCCACCATGCAAGTTTTCCATAGCGCACACATTGACTGGGCTGAGGAGGTTCAAAACCAAATGGAAGAAGAAGATGAGACTTTCTTTGCAGGGCTGATGGAGGAGGACACAATATTGGCCATAAGATCATTTGGCTACAAGAGGCCCAAGGCACAAAAATCCGCTCACACCATTAGCAGTCTGCAACAAGGTGCTGAATTAAGACTGAGAATACTAGACTCATTTTTCAGGATGTACAGTGTTAAGTCAGAGCCTTCTAGAATGTTGCCATGTTACTACTCTTGGCTGCATGAACAACTAGGCAACGGGCAGACCATGGACAACTTAATTGAACAATTAAAAGAACACATTATCACTGCACTCTGGGAAACAACAGGAACCAAAAAGAAATCAATAAAGGAGTCATTAGAAAGAACACATGATAGGATCATGAAAAGTCCTCTGAAGGCCTTTTACAACTTAATCAATGTAGAAACCGACATGTTGACGCAAGATGAAGTCCTTGATGACTTATTCAAGCAATCAGAAGATTATCAAGAAGTTCTCACAGATGATGATGATCTTTATGAGTAACTGCCAGCAAGTGTGTCTAGGTGAAAATTGTGTTGACAAGTATAGATCTTACATAGGTATGGG